ACTTTTAATATCAACTCTGACCAATTCCGTTTCGAAATGATAACATCCCGGTACTCCGTTAAGTTCGTCGATTACAGCAGTTTCCAAGTTTTCGGTCAATACCTTTCTTATGTCCCGGTCAATACTAATTGCCGATGGGAACCTGCCAGTGTTTTTAATGTCAATTTCAATAATCATTTCTATTCCCCTAATTTTGAAAATATTGAAAATATTGAAAATGTTAAACCAGACAGTATATGGTATTCTCTGAAAATCCGGCGGGATATACGGAAGCACATACTGTCGGAGTTTGACACTTTCAATGTCTTGTCATTTTATTCTCCTTTCAAAGTTTACAGTATATTCGGCAAGCCAGTTGCAACCAGCCAAGTTGGACTTTTTAGTCAGGCTTCCGTTTGTTGCCAGCAGGAACTTTCGTGCAACTGACTTTCCGGACATACTGTAAATTATTCAGTTTTCAATTTGCTTTGTTTTATTTTGCTTTGTTTTATTTTGCTTTGTTTTATTTTGCTTTGTTTTACTTTGCTTTGTTGCCTTAACTATGTAAAGTATAACACATAAAACAACAAAGTGCAAGAACAAAATAAAAATAATTGGAAAATTTATTTCGTCATATAATAACCTCGCTTTTGGAAAGATACTCAGGCGTTCGCTCTCTGCTGGCCGATATACGACGGTTTGGTATAATAGGCCATATTATGCAAGTTATCTGCTCAGGCGTCTGCTCGGGAAGCCGATTTGCCAACCATGAGGCCAATTTCCCAGCTTTGCAGGTTATATTTGATATTATTTGATTTTGCCAGCAATAATATCTTTGCAGAAATTCCCGCCATAAGCAGTTTCGTCGCCAGCAGCTTCTGACCAGTTTGTTGGACTTATTCCCAAACCAGTATAAATCGGAACACGGAATTTTATGTTAGTATTTTCCAAAGTGTCGCAGATGAATTTATGCAGTTCTGGATTCAACAAACTTCCCAAAGGAGCACATTCTAAAACTTCATCATGGACGTTGGCTGCAATACGTAGCCCCCATTTTCTGGATTCCGAATTCCATCTTGGACTTAATGCAATCATCCGTTCTTTCATAACATCCGCAGCACAACTTTGGATAATGGAATTGAATGCCTTGTAGGATGCCTTCCCGGGAAGATACCGGCGACGGCCATAAGCATTAAAAACAAATCCCCTCATTGATGCGACATCGATAGCAGCGTATGACGTAGCTTTAATTTCGGGAAGTGTGGAGTGATATGCATCATAAGATTTATCTGCATGATTTCTACAAAGCTCTTCGAACTTTATAAGACGCAGATTTGGATCCAACTTGCCAGCGTCAACCAGTGCGTTTACTTGGCTTCCCATCATTTCTATGATGTGCTCGTTTGACATTAACTTGGCCGTGACGCCTCGCTTCCCTTGTCCATAGGCCATTCCGAAATTCAATTGCTTGGCTGGTTTTCTTAAGATATTCAGCAGCTCTGCAACCCAGACATGATAATCAGTATCCGGTGATTCGTTATACGCTTTTATCGCTGAAGCGATTTTTGCATAATGGACGATGAGCCGGTATTCAACTTGGGAATAGTCATTAGAAATAAATCCGCAGCCGGGATCTGGATGGATGAGTTTCTTGCTGCGATAGTTTTGCTGTTGGGAATTTGGTTTACTACAAGACAAGCGTCCTGTGCGAACGGCCTGATTGTAATTCGGATGCACTTTGCCATCGACGCCAAGATGCTGGAAGCAGTCTAAGAATAAACTTTTATATTGCTGTTCTGTTCTGTAAGTGCAAATCGCTTGGACAATTCGGTTTATTTTCGGATCTGATGTCACAGCGGGATGGACTTTATAAAGTGCCATCGCATCTTTATCAAAACATGGCCGTCCAGTATCAACCCATCGGCCATCTTGCTTCTCTGTGATAGTTGACAGGACTGGAAGGTTGAGCTGATTAACCAATATATCAACCATGCAAGGATTAGAATTTGTGAACTCACGTTCTGTAAGCTCTGCAATAGTGGACGCGGTTTCAATCATAGTCTTCAGCGTCTTGTAGGATTCTATCTTTAGCTGCCGGTCATCTATACAAAGACCATCCTTTTCCATGTCAAACAAAACCGTCGTCATTTTTATTTCGGTTTCAATAAGCTGTTTAACCTGTTCAGCTTGTGCTCCCTTCGTCTGCTCAATTCTTACTTGCATCTTATCTTGTAAGAATCTGTAAAGCAACCTATTCATGCGGACATCGTCCATGGCATATTTGCCAAGTATATCAACCGGCACATCGGCATAAGATTTTTGGTATTTCTTGTCCGCAGCTTTTAGCATCGCCAGGAAATCCTGCACGACGTCGAGACTACCAGTATCATAGTTGAGCCAATCAGCACAGATGGGTTTCAAACCATAAGTCGTTCGGTCGCTATAATACAGCTTGCATTGAGTAAGAGTATCTATGAGTCTGGTGTCACCGAACTGAACATTGTCGCCAACATCGAAAAACATCGCATCGAATTTCACATTATGGTTTATCCATTCTTCAGCAGAGCGGATAATATTTCCGGCCCATTTCATGACCGGTTCCACTGGCAGGTTCTTGTCCAGATTATATTTGCCAGTATGCCTAACCGGAACATACCATGTTTCTGGATTATCGTCAACAGTTATACTTAGACCGCAGATCCGGTCGCCTTTCCAAGGATACAAACCGCCCATCTTTTTATCCTGGAAAACTGCTTTCGATTCTATGTCGCAAAATAATTCCTTGTGACCGCGGATGTTTGGCAGCTCGTCAAGACTTTGCACTATCTTAAAGTTGTTTTCAAATTCAATCATAGGATAGCTTTAATATTCCGGGCGTAAATGTCGTTAATTATTTCGGCCTTTGTCCAATGCGGAAGTTTTGCTTCTATGATTTTGTCTGCATTCCTTGGAGGCTTGTTCCAGTAGTCTGCATGAATTTCATACGCAACTGCATCTATAATACCTGAGTCAATTATTATATTCGCACAGTTGACACAAGCGGAATATGTTGTGAGGAGAATTCTCTTGATGTTTTCTGGCGGTAGATATGTTACTTTCCCAATCTGCCATTTCAAGCAGGTCATTATTGCTCTCGGCTCTGAATGAGCACAACCACAACCGCCAACAATATTCTGACAGACGTTACCAGCACCATCTCCGGAATGACCATTGATAGCATGGAAGACGGTGAACGGAGTTGTGTTTACCGCCGGATGATATTTATCTATGTTAATTTCAATAATGGCACAACCAACTCCCTTTCGTTTGCAAGTAGTTGATTCAGCCATCAATTTTATCATTGGAAATAGTTCCAACATCTTTTCCCTTGCACTTCTTTCTAATGTATCTTGCATTATATTGCTCCCAGCCCAACGGCGTTTCTTCGCTGTATCCAATCGCTTATTAATTCATTGACGTCTTCTTTGCCAACATAGTTCACCCTGTCTTCCGGCCATCCTTCTGGTATGATATTGAAAGTGTAGTCAGCTCCAGCTACATCTCTCCAAACATTGAACCAATCGTTGCCTTTGCACATAGCGTCTATCGGAAGTATATTTCCGCGTTCGTCGTTTTCCAAAAGTGTGCGATACCTTTTGCGGTCGCTGGCATAAAGCACTACAATCAAGCCTCCGATACTGTGGATCCAACTATTAATTATATCCCTTCGCATCGGTGGAATTTTATTTACGTGATAAGCCATACCGCCGAAATGGAACCGATCTTGTACTGCACATGGATTCATCATGTCTTTGTAGTTGTGGAAAAAATCAAACCGGTCTTCGTTTGGTCTGGTCATCCAACTATACACAACAGGAATACCCATTTCGGAAACCTGTCTTACGATTTGTTTTGCCAGCGTAGATTTGCCGAGGCAATCACTTCCTTCAATTACTAACATCGTGTCCCCTTATAATTGTTTCTCTTCGGTTAATCTTTCTAATCCAACTGCCAACGCCTTTCCAAAATTCGGAGGCTGGAAACTGGAACCCTTACTTCGCAGTCTAATATCGTCTTCAGGTTTTCTAACCCGTTTCGTGTCATTGGATTTGCAGATCTCTTCAATGATTTCATGTGCTGGTAATCTGTAAGAAACGAAGTTGCCAATAACTACAAACAGCAGGTCGCCAAGTCCATCACATGTTCCCGCAATGTCGCCTTCGTTTATGTGCCTCATTGCTTCTGCCAGTTCCTCAAGACACAAGTGGAACCGCCAAAAACATTCCAGCACATTTTCATCGTGTTTGTATCTTTTGGCAAGGAAAAGGGCGACCTTTGATAGCCGGACGGTTGCCTTGCATAATAACCAGCAGGCAATTCTTGAAGCTCCATAGTTCGGCTTCAATTCTAAACTATACGGAAACTTGTGCTTCCGGTGAAAATCATAAACTGATTTCTGGGTTTTTATCATAATTAGAACTCCGGTTCTGAGGCCATATTATTTATATCAATTTCTTCATCTTCATTTTTGTTTATTGGGAACTCCGGGTCTATTAAAAGTGCTTTTAATAATCGCGTAAATCCAGGCGACCTTTCGTACTTAAATCCTGTTCTAAATAAAGCTCTTTTGCGAATAAACTCCCCGAGAAGTTTCTGTGCCATTTCCGGCAATACGTCACACCAACCCATCAAATCAAATTTATCTATTTCTTCAGCGTGTAAAAGCTGTTCGACAAGGCTTCGAGGGAATCTGCTCTGCAATAGCCGTCTTCTTAAAAATTTCTTATCGGAATTACGCAATACTTTAGAATACTTATCATCCTCAGAAAATGTTTTGTATCCACAAGCCTCTGTGGAATATATTCTCACAAGAAAATCATGGGCGTATTCCAGATGAACTTTCTGGACCAGCAGCTTTTCATAATTTTCACCGTCAGTATTGAAAGTCATGGCTGCAATGGCAATCGCTATCTTTGTAAGTTTGTGTCGCATAGAACCGGAGTCTACCAGTGGAATCGTTTCTGTGAAGGTGCTATATAAATCCTTGGCACGTTCCAAACATTCATTACGATAACCTTCTTCGAAAACAACTTGCTCAACATCCCTTGTCCAAATCCACAGTATAAGTTTCCTCCAACATTCTGCTGAAAATACTGGCGGAGTGTCCTTGGTATTTTTAAGCATCTCATCCCTTGCGTCGCCATCCATTTCACATTTACCAACTATCATTGCGAAATCCAAACGACGGCAATCTTCAAGGTGTCCCATAAGTTCTCTGATAATCTTTATACCAAAATCATAACTTTCTACATCTTTCGTGCTACTCTTTGGATTTGAAATCATGACCAGCCGCGTTCTGGCCGGAGTTTTTCTTACCACGATGCCAGTAATTTCAGCTTCCTTCTTAGATCTCATGCTCCGCAACTTTTGCAAAAGGTCTTCATCAGCAGCCTTTAATTCTTCTAATATAACAAGCTGCCTATCCTGTAATGGTATGATTCCCCATTTGATAAACCATTTCCCCTTCGCACCTAACGATTCCAAACCGCCAAGAAGACCGGCTCGTTTAGAAGTTGCAAAATCATGTATGATACCAAGATTCAAAAACTTTACAATCTCCTCTCCGATTTGGGATTTGCCTTGACTGCTATCTCCAGCTAATAGACAATTGATGATTCCATAGTTTACTTTCCCACCCATCTTATAATGCAAGACAGAACAATAAGCTATGAGAAACGCCAAGTGTAGATCTGGTCGCATGAAAATCTTAGTGACATTGTTAGCCATATCTTCACAAAGGTTTTCTATTTTACTCGCCAGCCGTTTATAGTCTTCGCTCTTTGCCATAAAATCATTTCTGGAAAATTTGCAGTTGTAGATAGTCTTCTGCTGTTAATGCAAACGAGGACAGAGTATCCTCCTTGCGTTCCAAAGAATTAATAAGCAGTATAGATGCACCTTCTCTCGGGTCTGGAAAATTTCTACAGATACCAAAATAAGGGATATTCAATTCTATTTGTTCTTCTGTCAGTCCTACAATATATGCCGGTTGATTAATATCTGTTTTGGATTCATTACAAGCCAGATTCATTTCTTCGCCGAGGCCGACATTTGATACGTTATAATAACTTAGAACATCCATCTTTGCGGATTTACATTCTGGAACTCCCATCGCTTCCAACAGAGCTTTTCCCATGACACCTTCTCCTTGATTTATACCAATAAGTCCAAGGAATTCTTGGTTCATAGGTTTCAATGTTACATTGACCAGCCCAGTCTTGTCGTCAACTTCTTTTGAATTGACTACGCAAGAAGCACAACACGACTGGTCTCGTGTACAGGAAACAGTTATTTCCTTTGGGACAAGATAATTTTGGGTCTCCAAGCAACTAACAACGAAACTGGTTTTTATTTTCTTACCAACTGCTTCACCTTTTCGTGCTTGTAATAAGTCACAGTTCACCGTTGGGATTTTTGACTCATCCTGCTCTTGAAAATAAGGCGGAATGTATTTTGCAGCCAGCTTCATAGCCGATGCGAAATCCTCTTCCTTCGCACCTTCTTGGCCGACCCAATCATTGATGTCGCCTTTGGGATATTTGGTTCCATCCAAGGCTAATGCCAAATCAATTATGAATACTACTTTACAAGTTGAATGGAGTTGTGCTGCGAGGCGTCTCGCACCGGCTTTTCCACCAGCGTCAATATCCATGCAGATAAATACTACTTTGTCTTTCAGCAAAGGAGTCAGGCTCTCGTGCCATGCACCTTCCGCACCTGTGAACGCAACTGCACCAATATCACTCTTGTTGAGGAATCGGTTTGCTACAAGTGCCTTCAATTCTCCTCCGCAAATCCAAATAGTTGGATGCGAAAGTTTTTCTGCGAGATATAAAGTGCTGGAATTGTATCCAGCCATGTTACGTATCTTATCTGGCCCCGGAGCTCCAGGTAAATATTTTCTAACATTCACAACCGCCCGAGCTGCATCAAACACCGGAATCATAATCCGTTGTTCTTTTATAGAATAACCTATACGCTGGTCACGGATGTCTTGTTCTGCAACTCCTCGCTTGTATAATTCTTGTAGAAGTGGACCAGCGTTCCAGACGGCATTATGCCATTCCTCGACACGTTCCATCTTGATGGTCTTCTTGCCTACAAGGCCCGGATATCGCGTTTCTAAATCGGCGAGTACAACTCTGCGTTCTGCCTTGCCAATATAACTCAGCAGCTTTACGATATCGCCTGAAGCTTTGCAATGCGATGCGTGACAAATCCAAATATTCTTTTCCACGTTCAGCGATAGACTTGCAACTTGATCTTCATGGACTGGGCATTTACATTTCACCTCGTCCGGTCCAGATGGTTCTACATCCCAGCCGTATCTTTGTAATTCAACAAGAGCATTTATTTTCTTTATGTTAATCATAGGAGTAAAAAAAAGTCGGCGAGGGACGGAAGCTTATTACGAACCGTCCCT